CGGCACTCACCCGCGCTAACAAAGCGGACTGGCCATAAAAGGCCGCCGAACAACGGCAGCCAAGAAAGTAAATAGTCACCAAGCGATGTTTATGGGGAGGGAAGCCCTCCTTCGGTTATATTCGCTGGGCCAAAGCCCGACCACACAGGGCGGTCGCGAGCAAGGTGACTAAGGAAACAGGAGCCTACTGCTCCTGCGACAGCGCGAAGCTGTCAGCCGCAGCGCGCGCCTCAGCCGAAACAGCGAAGGCAGCAGCACTGGAAGACTGCGAAAGCTTGCCGTGCTTGCAGCAAGCCTCGAAGAAGGCGTCGCGGATAGACGGCGTGTTGCGCAGCACAAACATAATGGAGGTCAAGCGCTCGAGCTCGCCCTCCCAGGTGCGGCTCTCGACTCCATCCTCATCAGTGGCAACCTTACTGTAATCATCGGAAGAAACTTCAAATTGGTGCCACAACATTTTCTCGACGTTGCCGTACTCCGCAGTGGCAGAGTTGCAGTCAATAATGTGTGAGGTGAAATCGATCTTCGGTCCAGGGGAACGTACAACGTCGCGGGACCGGATGTTGAGGCGCAGCAGCTTTACAGGCTTAAAGCCCGGATCGGTGATCATGTCATCACCAATCGCAATAGCTGCTTCAGCGCCAGCGAAGAACGCGAGCACAAGGCGTATAAATGTGTTTTGGGAGCCCGTCCTAATCATGCCGGAGCATGTCACGCCGTATTTGAGACACTCGTAGACAGTATCTCCGGCCGTCACCAAATGACAGCACAAAACGTGCGCAAACATAAGCAGCAAAGCCGCTAAATAAGGCTTGCGGCCGTCTATGGCGCGAGAGCGACGGCGTGCATCGGCCCAGATGAGCCTGCCCGGGACGGAAAAGTCATAGGCGGCAGCGTCGCTGGTAACTACATTGCGATCTAGGCCTTGCGCCCTGGCTGCCTCAACTAAGGTTTGGATCCCTTCGTCGTGGTGGCCAAGGCCGAGGGCAGCATGGATCATGTGACCAAGCTGGTACGCCTCTATGTGTGCCGAGTTGTCGGACTTGTGGAGCAGGATCTGGACAACAATGTCGATAAGGCTGCATCCCCAAATGAGGCGATAGCGGCCTTCCTTAATCTTCCCGGGGGAGTGCACCTCGTTCTTGACGTGCAACTCCTTTGGGTCGCTGATACCATACTCACACAACTCTTTGGCCCGAAGGCCGGTGATTCCTTCATCATAAGCGGCAGCTGCGGTAAGGATAATCCTAGTGAGCGCGAAGTCGACGACCTGAACAGGGTCTTCTTTCGCCCACTGCTTCTTCGTCCAGCCGGGCCGATAGCGGTTGCTAGCACCGGCGGACTTATCGTGAAGCCCGGAGAGAGCCTCTTTAAGGCCATCAGTTCCTTTCTCGAGCAAGGTTTCCGCCTTTCCTACGTAGGAAC